AGCTTAATCCTAATTTATCAGATGCCGAGAAGTATCCACTTAAGCTTCGTGATTTCATCGTAGCCGCATTAGAGGACGATAAAGCACCCTTAAGATAATCATTCGGTCAATCGGTAGGGGAGGGCAGACTAAGGGATGGACCTGAAGAGGGCCTACGGGGGTACTTTGAGTTCCTCTTTTAGTGAGGCGACCTCTCAGATTTTTCTGGTAGATTTCTTAAAGACATCTTAAAGACTATCTGTAAGACTACTGTACTTGTTACCAAGCCTAATAGACACCTTACATAGAGTCTATCCATTAGATATACATATAGTCAATACTTTATGATTATTCTTTATGTATTGACTATAGTACAATTATTATGATGATATGTTAATGAATCATAATAAAGGAGCGACACTAAGACAACTCCCTTAGCCACAACCACCAGCAATAGCACAGCCGATAGTAGTGACCACTGTAGGGTCAACTGATACGCCCATAGCACCCAGAACAACACCCAGAAATACCCAAGTAGCTTTAGACTTAGCGATAGCAATCAACTTGTCTTTCATAACGTTTATCTCCTTAGCAGTCTTACTGCCCTTATAGTGTTAATATTACTTTAATGATTATAATACAATATAATGATACTAAGTGTCTTGCCACTACTTAGTCTTTGGAACAGTTAGTCTATACTTTATGCATATGAATACTAACTGCATAAGCTAAGTGTATAGACTGTATATATACTTTTAGCCTACTCTCTCCCTATAGTGAGAGTTAATTAAGGTAAAGTGTCTACCATGTTTAAACCATTGTTATTGTTATAGTTTATGATAGTCAAGAAATACCTATAAGAATTAATTCCACAGGTAAATCCTGCTTACTTAGTCATTATGTATGCATAGTTATCCATTAATCCCACTTCATAAAACACCCTTCCCCATCATTATCATTCTCCCATTGAACCGTTAAGTCCCCACCAACAACAACTCTAACAGTATCCTCAAAGCCTTTTAGTGGGTCTTTCATATGCATCATTAAGAACTCCTCTGTAGCTTCCTGTAAGCCTTTATCAGAGTCTTTCTCCATACACTCAAGGAAATACATTACGCCAATAGCGAATGCATCTAAACGGTCGTCATGAGCTAATGCGCCACGGTCTCTCGTTAAGCGAGTTAACTGATAGAACATCGAGTAGTTAATATCGTGTACACCATCAAGATTCCTTGCAGATTGATAGTCCTTAGTGATAGCTGCTTCATTAACAACTAACTTGTGAGAACCAAGTACAGGCTCAAGGGTATCAGCAATACGCAGCTCCTTCTGTCCTTTCGACTTGACCTCTTCCAGAGCACACTTGTGGAACTTCTGAAGGATAGGTGATAATAATTTAAGATACATACCATCACCAAAGTTACCCTCAACGATTACCTGATTGACAGACCACCGGCTTGCAACCTTAGCGAGTTTCTCAAGGGTAGCATCTTCGTAACCACCACGGAAACCACCAGTCTCCATAAGGTAGATGTAACCATTCAGGTAATATAAGACACAATAACCTGTCTCATCCTTACCACGACCTGAGGGGTCAATAGCCATAATCTTCATAGAGTACTTATCTACTTGCTTAGAGGAAGACTCATATCGATGATAGGTATCACCTTTAAGTCCAACTGCTGGTAAGCCCTCTAAGCCATTCTGACGGTTAGGCAACCAAGTATAGGTTAAGGGTGCTTTATCGTCCTCTAATGCGGCTACGATGAAATCACGAAGCTTAAGTGGATACTTCTCGGCATCTGATAAATTAGGATTAAGCTGGAACTGTAAAGCGAAGCCAGCCTTACCGTAGGATAGCTCACGTTCCCTCAAGTCCTCATCATCGAAGCGTACAGGGTCTGTAGGGGAACCTGAGAGCAATTGGGTATCCTCTCGCCACTCAGCCTCAAGCATAGGAGCTAAACGCTCACCATACATAAGCCTATCAGCATTATCTTTAGGATATCTTGCGGGCCAGATAGTAGTAGAGTAACCACGATTCTCTAACTCACGATAGAGAGTCATCTCCGTCTGAGGAGTACCCAGATAGATGATAGTACCATTAGGCTTAAGAATAGCGTCAAACTCTTTGACTAACTCCCCGATACGGTCACGAGCCAACTGAGTGGCTGAGTTATTAGGAGTCTCTACGTCATCCGCCAGAATCAAGTCAGCACGACTACCAGTAATCTGACCAGTGATACCAGCAGACTTAACTGAAGGACTATGGTCAGGTTGAGCAGGCCCAACGTCAAACTTCAAGACTGAATCACGCTGTCCCTGCTTCGGGTTAAGATGACTCAAGAATGGAAGTAGTGTGATAATGTTCCTTACGAATACACTATTAGAGTCTGCACGTTCCTTAGAGGCTGATACGATTAGAATCTTTAGCTGAGGGTCATTCCATAGCTTCCACACAACGAATGCACAGAGTATGAATGACTTACCAATACCACGGAAAGCCTGTAGGATGAAACGTCTCTTAGGGTTACTCACAAGGCTTCGTGCCATATCTATCTGACACTTAGTTGGAGCTGGTAGATTAAGAGCAGACCATAGGACATATAGGAATGCCACAAAGTCTCTCTTACATCTGGCTATAACCTCTTTATCTTTTACACTCAATAGAACCTCCTTATGTGTCTCTTTAAATATAATCCAGTAAGGCCAATCTGTAAGAATGACCTTTAGTATTACATTCAGTTTATCGTACTGTATAAATCATCATCAGAAATCTCTGGAGGTAACTCTGTAGCCAGAGCACCAAGAGTCTCTTCATCAGGTACAACCTTTCCGATATTAAACTTGTGACGCTCTAACAGTTTAGCGATAGCGTTATAAAGCTGCGGTGTACGCTTAGAGTCATCCGTAAGGTCTGCCAGCATTAGACGTGCAGACTCTGAGTCCAGTTGCTGTAAGAGTTCCTCAAAGGCTTTATTATCCATTATTCTTATTAACTCCCATAGACTTATACTTAACGTATGTGTTAAAGATTAAGCAGCCTGTCTGTGCGATAGTGTAAACTATAACAGCAGCATAGAACCACTCAGTACAACATTGTGAACTTACTTAAAGGTAAACCTAAAGATAGCGATTACGCTCCATTCATTAATGATATGTCTGACCGACTATTCGCCTTACCAGTAGATTCTACAATGAATTTCAAGTTCAACATCTATGGTACTTGGAGTGCGACCAATAACCAGCGGGCTATGACTCTTGATTTCCTTGGGACAAGTAATAATAGTCTTACAGTTAACCGAGCATTCGTTAAGAACCCTGATACGATTAACTTCATTACCTTCTTTGCGATTGACCGTGACGGTGATATTCAAGGTGTGGGTACACCACCAGTTCTAACAGTCTACAGTGCAAACTTTACGGTTACTAAAGCTGTTCTGATTATCGACCAGTTGTCATAAGGAGGTTATATATATATGAATGGTCTATCAGTTGACTTTAACAATGGTATCATCAAGTCAGTCCCTATTGTGGGTGGCGCTGGTGTAGATGTAATGAGTAAGTTAAAGCATTAGCTTCTGAAGTATCTGCATTATTAGCTGACGTTAAAGCATTAGCTTCTGAGATGTCTGCATTATTAGCTGACGTTAAAGCCTCACCAGCGGATACACCAGCAGCGTTCTTATAAGCTAAAGCATTAGCTTCAGATACACCAGCAGCGTTCTTATAAGCTAAAGCATTAGCTTCAGATACACCAGCAGCGTTCTTATGAGATAGAGCCATAGCTTCACTCGTAGCAGCACTTATGGAACTATTTAAAGCTGATTCATCAAAAGCCTGTAGTTGCCCATAGGAAACAGCATCGAGAGGGTCAGTACCAGTTAATAGGTTTATAATCTTCTTACCACGGGCATCCAAGTTACCATCATTGTTAACACCAATCGTATCAGATGTTAGGTCTCTGGCCTCTTCAGCTACATGTAGAGTTTGAATCTGTGATAAGTTCATATCGATAGCCCGTAAGATAGAACCATCATTAAACGTTACAAGTCTCTCGGTAGCTGACGTATACCGTCTAAGTTCAATAGTAATATTACCATCAGCACCGCCTAATGGCAGCGTAGTCTGTATCTGTGTTGGGCTAATAAATCGATAATCAACACCAACTGTAAGTATAGTTCGTGTGGCCCCTATGGCTGTGACTACAACGTACTTACGAGCGAGATACTCAAAGGGAATATTAAATAGACGATTAGACCCATCAAGGTCATATGTAAAGACTGTTTTTGGTTCAGCCATTAAGCCCTCCTATAGTTATTATCTTAAAGAGGGAGAACAAATAGCTCTCCCTATAGTGAGTGTTAATTACTTAACGTTTCTTCTGGTCAATCTTAATGCCCTGTTCAGTCATCATCTCAGTGAGCAGACGTTGAGTAATAGGGTCATTAGGAACAATGTTCTTTAGTCCATTGTATAGACCAGTACGGAATGCTTGGTCCTCCCAGTAATGATTGTCACCAAAAGCTAAATGAGCCCCGTTATAGGCAGCTTGAGTAGCGGATGCCCCATAGCCGACCACAGGGATTGCATCAAGTGCTCTATCAGCAAAACCACCACCACCACGTAACGCATAAATCATTGGGGAGCCTTCAGGCTTACCACCAGTAGGTGCTCTTGCTACGATAGAGCTACGAACATCCTGACCAGCATCAAAACCAAAAGGTCCACCAACAATATTAGCTAATCCCAGAGGAGCGCCAACTATGGAGCTTCTACTTAAAGCTGCATAGGCCAACATCTTAGGGTTCAGCATTTTATCTAAGTAAGACTGACGGTCTGCTTCAGGGAGACTTTGAGACTTCATATAAGTGGTGGCAACATGGCCCAATCCAGCAAGGCCAATACCAATAGATGAAGCCAGTATCATATCAACAGCACGATTATTCTTAGTAGCCTCATGAAAAGCTCTCACAGCTTTACCATTAACTGACCGTAAAGCGAACATCTTGAACTGTAAGACTGTCTGTAAGAGTGGGTGCGACTGTCGTGTAGATTGAGACCACACGTGGGAAGGTCGTAGGATAGCTTCATCAGCCCCAAGTTTATCCGCAAGTCTCCAGAGGTCCATACTACGAGGGTCTCTACGGAACTTCTCCTTGTTAACTAACTGAACGAGACCATTTTCATCCCGTTTAAAGCAGTCCTGAATTAACCCAAGTACCCCTTCATACTGTTCAGTCGTGACAGAGGATGACTTAAGAACATTCTCCTTGATTCGTCTTGAAGTCTTACCAAAAGATGCGTCAATGATGTCACTAAGGAAACCTTGACGAGCAGCATCCACCATGTAATTAGTGGTCTGGCCCAGCACCTTACTCCAAGGTGAACGTGAAGACATCTCGCTTGTTACCCACTTAAGATTGGCTACAGCGTTAACGATAGCCGATGAGGAACCTGAAGCTTTTCTCAAAGATTCCTTAACGTGTAGAGCAGATGGACGGATAGAATCATCAATCTCTTTACCGAACAGAATATTATGGGCTTCCTTTAGAACTTCAAGTGAACTTACAGAGCCTTTAGCTCGTTGCATGAAGTCATTGATGTATGGAACACCTTTAAGTAACATTCCAGTGTGGCCTTTAGCGACTAATCCTGCAACCTCAGTGATGTTTAACCCACCCATGTAGGCATTCTTAGAGGTAAACGTCAGATTCATTAAGGACTTTAGGATAGACCCAAAGAGTCGGTCAGGATTACCACGAGCCCTACCCGTCAGCAGTTTAACAGTGTCTGTCAGAGCAGCAACATCGTTAATGAACTGTCCTTCACCTGAGCTTTTAGCTTTAGTCTGCAACACGTTAATCTCATCTTTAAGTTCCTTTGTGGTTTTCCCAGTGGAGCCCATAATAGCAATATCCCCATTAACTCGTCTATCATAAGCAGGAATCAATGTAGACATATCGTAAGTCCTTAAGTCATTAACAGCGAATGTTCCACCATCTCCAGTTAGAATACGATGGTCACTATCAAAAAGGTTACGAGCCCTAAGAAAATCATTATTCTCCAGACCTTTTAGACTGTCCTCAGATACTTCAGATACCGCTGAGCTATACGCAAACTCATCTGAATGAGAGATACCATAAGATTTACGGTGAACATAGTCAGCAAGTTCAGCTGTCAGTGTCTCTGAGTTAACCTTAAGACCTTTAGCCTCGATAAGTTCCTTTAAGTGGGAGTCAACACGTGCTTTAACCGAAGGATACTTCTTATAACCAGCTAACCATGAGTTCTTGATTACTTCCTGTAGTCCATCTGAACCACCAAAACGCTGTAAGTGAATCTTCTTGGCAGCGTCATCATAGACTACTGGTATATAAGTACCCTCATGTCGAGTCCCTCGTAGTAATGGCTTAGCGTTTAGATTCCCAAACTGTTCAGGGTGCATCAGCATATCAGCCTTACGCTCGAAGTGTTCCTTAAGTAATTCATGTAAATCCTTATCTTCAGGCTCTAATGCTCGTTGATATTCAGGCTTATGGGGATTCTCAATAGCATCAGATACCCGCTTAAAGGCTTGTTCATATAAGTCACTTTTATTAGTAAAATGATACCACTTAGGATTACCAGCTGACTTATCTAAAGCCTCAGCGAGGCTGCTATACATACGTCTATCAAGAGAGTTGTTTCTCTCAGCGATATCGGAAGCAACAGCACGTGAAAGGCCATGCGAACCTGATTCCATACCTGTAGGACTACGTAACAGTCCTGAGCCTAAAGCTCTCACATCGTCGAACTTAGAGCCCAATACCGAAAGACCAATCTCGGTGATACTCCCCATGCGTAAACCAGCAGCAGCCTTCTCTGTGGGTGTCTCAGGGATTTCATTAAGAGGGTTAATAGGATTGTCAGCAGAGATAATTGAACCATCCTGTAGAACAACTGCACCTTCTTCCGTTGGATGCATCTTATAGTCAATACCTTCAGGTGATGTGTGAATCGGAAAGTCTGAATCAACAACGTCTAAGCGTAAAGTAGGGTCAGGCTGTCCAGTGTTCAGAGCACCTTCACGATGTTCTAAACGAATAGCCGTAGGTGTCACAGTGTCAGCTTCAGGAATGAATCCTTGTTTAGATAGTACACGTGAGCCTACATCTACCAGAGCAGACATACCCGCCCCGAAGATAGCACCACCTACAGCAGCATCAGCATAGTGAGCCTCAATACCTGTAGTTCTCTCATGGAGGAACTCAGAGCCAACTGAGATAGCAGCTGTTTGAGCGCCAATAGATGCAGCCTTAGTGACTATACGTGCTCCTGATAGAGCTTTAGCACCTTGACCAACTAAAGGAATGTAGCTCAAAAGGTCATAACCAGCCCCAATGATACCACCAACCAGCTTAGCCCCAGTACCACTCGCAGATTGAGTCTCACGGTCCATCTGCTCGGTCTCTTTAGCCAAAGCCAATAGAGTTTTCAAAGAGGACTTACTTGTGGCCCCATTGATAGCAGAAATCTGATTAGGCTGTAAGTTAGCCTGCCGGATGGTGTTCAGGTCTTCCTCATCAAACTTATAAGGGTTACTAATATTAAGGCGGAAGACATCCATAACGCTATCGTCAGTGGACTCCATGTGGAAGCCTGCTCGTAGAGCTGTTCCCAATGTGCTGGTAAGGAATGCGTTGTCAACTGCTTTACCTGTCCCCTCGAAGATTCCAAGGTCTTCTGGTTGTTTACCTCCAGTTTGAAGCAATTCGTTTTGTCCAAAAGTAGGCACTGGGCTTGTGTTAAGGTCGTTGCCTTTAGAGGAAGAGAGAAAGCCTACCGTCTCCGGTAATCCCTCCCCTACTTTTGGTAACCCAGCAAGAGGGTCACTTACGGACTTTCCCAGAGTCTTCTGCCCCAACAGTTCATGTTTTGAAGCTACTTCTTTACCCATTACATCTTGAAGTTTGGACACATAGTTCAGACCTTCAGAAGACACGTTGTCATACTTACCCTGCTGGAACGCTTCAATCTGTTTACGACCTACTGGGCCTTCCCCTTGGTTATAAGCTAAGAGTGCAACAGCTTCGTCCCCTTGGTATTTCCCTAAAAGGTCTCGCATATGACGAGCCATAGCATCAACTGATTTATTAGGGTCGTTGAAGTCCTCATCCGTGATAAGACCATAAGCATTACCAGTAGCCTTAGTCATCTGAGCCAGACCACGAGGGCCTGTAGGACTCTTGGCGGTGGGATTAAAGCTGCTCTCTGAGTAAATCTGCTTGTGTAATAAATCATACTTAATACCATATTCATCAGCCTTCTGTTTGATAAGGGAATCGTATGGTGTTCCTTTAGCTTTAATTGTTACATAGTCATCAGCCATATTTAGTATATCTCCTCATTAATAATGTATAGGAATAATCGGTAAGGCCACTCATTAAGAATGACCTTTAGTCTATACCTATTTGATTGGTGTGAAACTCATCAATGTAGCGGGGAACTGATAAGAACTAATACCAGCATCTGAAGCATTAACCCTTACGTTAATACCTTTAAGCTCAGCCTCAACTCCAGCAGCTCTTGTAGCTTCTGCTTTCTTCAGTTGCTCCTGATAATGGAGCTTTAAGTCTTTCTTGGTAATAGTCTTAGCGTCCCCATAAGGAGTGGTTATACGAATATTACCATTATCAAGCTCGGCAATAGATACGTCTTTTGGGGTTAACCATCCACGTGTACTTGTGAACTCAGTACGTGCAGACTCTACAATGTCACGACCAGTAGTCCATGAAGTAACATCGTCAGGATTGACCATTAGAGAGTTCTTAGAGACTGTCCCAACGTTGTTAGAAGCTTTACCACCGATACCTTCAGTCTGGAAAGACACATAGTTTTTATCTAATGTATCCTTGACAAACTTAATAGCTGCATCTGTATTACCAGTTAATCCCAAGTTAGCCTCATACGCTTTATACATAGTAGACTGTAGTTTCTTAGGAATAGCAGACAGTACAGGGTCAGATGTATCATTCATCATTGCCGTCCAGTTCTTCTCACGGTCAATCTGTTCCTGCTTAGTCAAGTCTTTAAGCTTACTCTCAGATAACGCCAGAGTCTCCTTAGAGAATCCAGCAGATTGCATCAAGTCCATATTCTGGAAGAGCTTCTGCTGGTCGGGGTAAAGAAGACCAATAGTAACTGGGTCTTGTCGATACATCTTTTGGAGTTCATCAAGTCGTGGAGTCTTAGAGACATCTCCTGTTTGAACAGCCATGGCCCACTCTTGGGTAGCATCTTGAATCAATGTTCCCATTCGTGCTCTGAATGGTCCCTTGGCTGAGTCAGCTCGTAGAGCCTGCATCTTCATAGAGTCTTTCTGTTCCTCAGTGATTGGTAATTGGTCGATACGAGTAAACTCATTATTACCATAATTAGCCAAATCCTCTGGAGTAAACTTACCGGTAAGCTCATTAGTAGGCAATTGGTCCAATTCTACAGACACATTGTCTCCTGCTTGTCTCTTCTTATAGACATCCTGAAGGATAATCTGGCGGTTACCTGCTTGAATCTGCTTGATAGTTGACTCACGAGTAGACTTAGCTTGTTGGATTCTCTTATTAACTAAGAACTCCCTCATCTGCTGAATCTGTTGTTTCTCTGGGGTAGTTGTATTAGAGGGTTGAGCTGCATATACATGCCCCTCCAGTTGATTCAACTTAGCTTCAGCTTGTCCTGTATCCTCCATAGATTGGACTGTAAGCATATCATTCTGGAACCCTTTAGAAAACTCCCAGTCGTTCTTGTAGCGTGACTGCTCGGACTGAGCTGTGAGAACGTCCCATTGTTCTTTCCCTAAGTATTCTTTAGGTGTGGTCTTTGTCCCGTAGATATCAAGCTGTTTATCCCCAAGACGTTGAAGGTACTCAACACCCTGTGGGTCAGCTGCTGCATTAGTCAATGCTCGATTAAGAATCTCTTTAGCCATATCAGCATTACGAATAGTCCCATCAGAAGCAGCCATACCGTTAGTCATAAAGTCAATCGTTAGGTCTGCTCGTTGAGAACCAGTAAGACTCTTATCTTTAGTGATACCATCAATACGATTGAAGTTAACTACTCGACCATGATTAACAGCCATCTCTTCAACCTTTGAGTCTACCTGTCTATAGATAGAGATGTTCTTAACGTCCGCATCCTCAGCCCAACCATTGTTCCAATGCTCATCCTGTGGGTCTATCGTGTAGGCTTCAGCCATACTACCTTTAGCTTGAGCTGTACGTTGTGCCATCCACTGAGAGTATTCCTCACGGGACTTAAAGTGACCAGCGGCTATCTTCTGCTGACCTTCAGAATAGATACGGTCAGATTCCATAGCGCCTAACTTAGAGTTAAGAGCAGCTGTTGTATAAGGGTCATCCTGAGCTAATAGTAAGCCTTTCTGACGAGCATCCTGAATCTGCTCCGGTGACATCGTGCGGAGAATCTTTTGGACATTCTTCTCACCTTCAGCTTTCTTATACTGATTATATTGACCAAAAGCTTCACCAGCAGCTCCCATGAAAGAACTTAAAGCCTGACCTAAGTCATTACGAGTATCAGCTACACCTTGAGCAGCCCCAGAGTAGGACTGCCCCGTAACACCTTTAAGTCTCGCCTTAGCAGAAGGACTTACTTGGGATGCTGCCTGTAGAATACGACTTGCCATTTAGTTACCTCCTGTTTTAACTGCTGGTTTACTTAAAGCTGCTTTAGCTGATTGAATAGAGCCACCGAGTTGAGCACCTTGAGAAGCACCGGATAGACCTGCCGTCCCAATCTTAAGTGTCTCAGCTAACCAGTCAACCTTAGAGCTTGACTCTTGGATTCCACTGAAGGAAGCCTTACCTTGTTCCCAAGCCCCATACTGAGCACCAAGGATAGACGCATAGTCTCTCTCATAGTTCTCTGTAACACGTGCTCGTGACTTTAAGTCAGTACCTTGGACACTACGCATAATAGCGTCAGTAGTTCTACCTTCCATTCCTGACTCACTAATACCAGCTGCCATTGTTGTTCTATTCTTAAGGGCCTGCATGTCTAAGTCTTCAAGCTCAGACACTGTGTTGTCCCATAAGTTTCTGTAGTCTTGCTTAATCTGAGCATCAGCAAAGTTCATCTGACGTACAACTTCAATCTTCTGTCTACGCTGTGCATCTATCTGGGCTCCTCTGGCATCCATTTCCCCCTTCTGGCTCATAATACCTGAGGTTACTGCCAAACCACCACCAACAGCAGCTCCGGTTACTGGGTCACACAATAGGAACCTCCTTAATTAATGGGTGTTCAATAGAGAATAATAAGAATCTATCATCTGTAGGAACCTCCTCAAAGTCAGCTCCAAGTAATTCCAGAAGTTTAAGATGCTGTGTATTCTTCTTATAAACAGTATTATAAATAATAGGACTAACGTTAGTTAATACCTTGTCTTTCATTAGCTCAATCAATCGGAATAGCTGTAGTTTATCTCTAAGACTAAACCCAGAGACTTCCTTAGTAACAACAAACCAGACTACCCCATCCTTTGAGAAACCACCTACAGCATACACAGTCCCACCTTCAGACTCTATAGCGATGTTCTCCATCTTGGGGTTCCCATAAGCCTCAAGCATTGCTGCCGTAGGTGTTAATCCAGATGACATTAAGATTTCCTCAGCGTCCATCTCATCCATTCGGCCAGCTACACAACTGAAGTGCCAACGTTTAGCATATACGAGTTTAAGCTTCATGACGTTTAATATCCGTTAGAATCTGAGCGACTACATTAGGTGCATCAGCGAAGTTAACGCCAGTACCAAACACTCGGAGAATCTTAGCGTGAGGACTATAAGTCTTCATCCAGTGGTCCTCGTGGGCCTTCTCGATATTCTTAAAGTCATCCACAATATAACCAGATTCCTCCTTACGACCTCGGCTATTACATGAGTCAAAGCAGGCCATATAGTCACGCTTCAAATACATTGCATAGTCAATCTCTGGGTAGTCCCCAAGTTGAACATCCATGTACAGGTTGATAGCGTCTTTGATGTATTCAGGTAAACTACCAGCTTCCATAAAGATACTACCGGTCCACATAGACCGTTCAGCCACAATGTTCTTATGCTTAGAGATTGCATCTTTCATAATATCGTAGTTCATGTCTGAAATATACTTCTGGAATCTTATAGACAACTGAACGTCTGTTGGCTCCTTAACGAACTCTCCAAGTAACTTCTTGAACTCAACGTCTGTATCTGCTGGTTCTTCTAAAGAATACCAGTCCTCACCTGTAACCTTTGATAGGATGTCAGCAACCTTACGGACCAGAGTTGACTTTCCAGCCCCCACGTTAGCGTCAATTACTATAATCATTATTTAGTAGTCTCCTTATAGTGAGAGTCAAACTGGGGCATATTAGACCCCAGATGAGCGGCGGATGTAAGAACCTTCCCATCCGGCCCCTATTAACGCTAATGGGGATGGTAGAGAGGATGTAATGACTATCTGAGCTTTCTTAGCATCAGTCAGTATTGGGAACCTGAATTGGTCAGTGTCGATATTGGCTTCCCCAACTATTAAGTCAGGAGAGCTTAACCGCTTTCCTGTCATGTCATAGGAGAACTCCTTTCCGGTAGCCTTAACGGTTACTTTGAAGTGGCCTGATTCCTCGTAGTTAACCCAAGCACGTCTTAACTGTAATCTCCCAATGTCCTCTGTTTGAGAGGAACCATTAGAATCCTGTCGTTTAATCAACAGTTTTGAAAACTCATAGAGGAACTGATAGGACTCACCGATAATTACCTGTTGACCTTCCATATTACCTGTCAAATAGAGGTTCCCATCAGAAGACCAACCGCCAACTGCTGGTGGCTCAAAGCTATCCATAGAACCGTCAGAAGATACTACATAATAAGTACCTAATGCAGGTGTAGCCCCATAGACTGAGCTTAGTGGGATAGTTGTTAAGTAAGTGTCATCATTATAGGCTCCGGATGGTATAGTGAAGATTTTCTTTCTATCCATAAATAATCTGTAAGGCTCCAATGAGAAATCCTTAGTCCCAACAGAGAACTCCACACGTTCCAAGAAGATACCTGAAGGTGAATCAATGATGATATACATGTAAGCACCAATAGTCTCACAAGCCAACACACGGTCATCATCAAAGTATTCCCAATGAGACCACGACTCCTGAGCTAATTGTTCGTCCAAGTAGAGGAACTTATAGAAGAAAATCTTATTCTTAGCGCCAGAGGTTAGGCACGTTAAGAAGTTCTCTGAGGTAGTACCTGATAATCGGAATACACCATTACTAATGTATGATGGAACGTGAGCCGATATGTCCTCAGCATTCTTAATGTTGGTAACATCTTGAACAGCGTAGTACCGCTTGATAGACGAGTAGGTTGCTCTTGGTGAACAGAAGTAAACCCCACGCCCAATGCCATGAGGCCTTGCTCCATCAGACACTTCAAACTCTGTCGTTAGATTAAGCTCTATGGACATTGGTGTCAGTATGCCATTAGCTGATAGTACAAACTGAGCCTTATCAGACCACAGTAATAGCTCCTCAGCGAATGGGACTGCATGTTTCAGGATGTTAATACGATTGGAGCTAACTGAAACATCGATAGGGTCCGTATCAGCGAGGTTAGCTACTGACAGTGGGAACATCTTAAAGTATTCACCAGAGCGGCTCAGTATAACGTTCTCACCACTTAATAGCCCTAATCTGTTCCGAAAGAAAAACACATCGCTAATCTTTGAGTCAACAAAGGAAGGCATTGGGTTACTATCATCATCACCACATGTACGGGTAGCCCATGTTAGTTTCTGGAGTGTAAAGGAACCATCAGCATTTCGTACTAAAGCCCAAGGCATCGTTGCAGAATTGAGTCCTTCTTTGATAGCGGGGCACATAGTCTCTTTCCATACCTTAGTTGATGCGTCATATCTAACGTAGAAGTCATCCTGAGAACTTGAGGCTTCACCATCAACTTTAACAATATAGCCATCTGGAGCAATAGCTGGGAGAGAACTGAACCGTTGGACATCAAAGATAAACCCAACGAGAAGCTGGTGATTGTAGCCATCCTTTGTATCGATAGTATTAATCACATCACCAGTCTTAGTAGTGATTAGGATATACCCAGAGCCACGACTAATAGTCCATCCCCAAGATGTCACTACAGTTGGAGTCATGGCTGTAATCAACTGGGAAATCAAGTACTCAGTGTCTACCTTATTGATATCTGTTGATACAGAACCATCAGGAGTTGTTATGGAGGCTACTTGTGTGCCATTAATTGTTACCGTAAACGTCTTACCATACTGACCACCACGGACGTTAAGGATAGCTCTCCGATTAACTGCTGGATAAGAAGGCCACGTATAAGTAGAACCCTCAGTAACTGTAACTGCCTTATTAATAATGAAGGTGTAGTCAGCTACTGTGACCATCCGAAGGTTATCCCTTGGTGTATCTGTGGTTACGTATGACCAACCATCAGGTGCGTTGACAGTCTTGTAGTTTCCCTGCATGTCAATGACCTTAATGTCTGTCCCAGTGAATATACAATAGTACTTCTCTATCACATCTCGGTCTATAACATGGATGAAGGGTGCTTCACCAAAACTGCGGGATGCTCCGAGTCTTGCTAAATGTATGGAGGGAGGTCTCTTCTGTAGACCATGTACCTCAGAGGAGAAACCATTAATCTGCTGTGCTCCTTGGTCAGGGAACCGTAAGATGTCTGGTTGTTGACTAATGCCTCCTTTGAGATTCTTTATTGCCTGACTAATCAATGGCATCTTTAGATTTCTCCTCTTGTTATATACTAAGATTAACGACCAACAGCGCTTGATACAAATGGGTCATTGTTGAAGATGTTGAATCCACCATAATCAAGCTCATATTCAGTGACTGCTATATGGGCCTCCTGTTCCTCCAAAGCAAGACTCTCATCTACCTCTGGGGCCCCGAAGAAGTTCCGGTTGAACATACGGGCAGACTTAACAATAATGTAATCTCTGAACTGAGTAGGCATCTCTGAGAAAGATACCAATTGAATCATGTTTACAGTGATAGGTGAAGTAAACTCATCAGTCTTATTCCCACGGTCGTACACATAACCACCACGATTCTTATAAGGATTCCCACCAGACACCTGAATGTCCAGATAAGAAGGTAGCCAAGGGATTAGCTTAGAGAATGTGTCCGGCTGTAGTGTTACTTCCTCAATGTTAAAGGTCCATCCCTTAGATTGGACTGTACGATTAACCTTATTGAGGATACGTCTTGCATTCACCACATCAGCGTTAGAGTCCCCCTCAAGGGTAGACACTGGGGATTCCCCGATAGCTGCTAACAGGTCGTTAACCGCATCAAGCTCATCGCCAGTAGAATAACTTGTATCATATTCAGCCATAAGTTCTCCTATAGTAGTTCTTTATGTTTGTCAATAGTTTAACAAAAAAGGCCCAATGACTCACCTTTCGGTATAATCACTGAGCCTCTTGAAGTTAAATTACTGCTTTATGTATTAGGCAGTTGGAGTAGCTGTAATTAGAGCACCAGCAGCTTCTGGACGCAGGCCGCCGTGACCCATAGCATACTTAGCAATAATCTGGTCTGCTTGATATTCTGGACGACGAGCACGTTCCAGGGACATATCTTTCAGTTTCAGCGTAGCGATAGCTGAGCGGTGGTTAAACAGG